TCATATATATAGTAATCCAGCTATACATTATTACTTTGGTGATTTAGAAGGTGATAAATGGACTAAAAATGAATTTACTTTAAAAAATGGCTGTAGAATGATTGGTAAAGGTGCTTCGCAAAGATTGCGTGGTAAAAAACAAAATTCTACAAGATATACTGGAATAGTGCTTGATGACTTTGAATCGGAGCTAAATACAAAAACACCTGATTCTAGAAGACAAATTAAAGAATGGGTGACAGCTGCTGTATATCCAGCTATTGATTTTGATAAAAAAGGGTTTTTATGGTGTAATGGAACTATTGTCCATTATGATAGCTTTTTAAATGGATTAGTTACAAAACATCATGAATGTCAAAAAACAGGTGAAGAATTTGCTTGGGAGGTGTTTACTAGAAAAGCTCTTGAAGATGGTAAACCTATTTGGCCTTCAAGATGGCCTATTAAGAAATTAGAAGAAAGAAAGCAATTTTATATAGATTCAGGAACACCAGCTAAATTCTATCAAGAGTATATGAATCAAGCTAAGTCACCTGAAGACCAAATATTTAGTGAGGAAGATATAAATAATGCACAGTATAAAGGTTATGCGAGATTTGATAATGAATATGATTCATGGTACATTAAACTGGATGACGGGAGAAAAGAATACGTTAATATATACATTGGTGTTGACCCTGCCTCAACAGTTGGTGCTAGGAACGACTATAGTGTTATTATGGTTATTGGCGTTACTGATAGCCATGATTACTATGTTATTGAATATTGGAGGGAACGAGTTTTACCGATGGACTGTGCTGACAAGATATTTGAAATTACAAAACGATACCAGCCGATACGAAGAATAAATATAGAAACTATAGCATACCAAGAAATGTTAAGAGACTATGTTATGAAACGTAGTAAAGATGAAGGAATGTTTTTACCAGGCATAGAAAAAGGTATTAAAAATTATAACCAAAAGAAAAAGGATAGATTATTTGAAGGCTTACAACCAATGTTTAAAGCTGGAGCTGTACACATTAAAAAAGAAATGCATGAATTTATTGGTGAATTACTAGATTTTCCTAAAGGAAGTCATGATGATACAATAGATGCATTTTGGCTTGCTACACAGTTTGCTAAAGGTCAAGCTAAAAAGAAAAAGAAATCAAAAAGCAAGTCTGGTGTTTGGACAAAACCAAGAAAAGCATATAATTGGTTGACTGGAGCAAGAAAGTAATCTTATATTATACACTATGATACAAGAAGATTTAAGGGTAAAAGACATAAAACAACTATTCGATAGATGGAAAGATGCCCGAAAAGAATGGGATACTGCCGCTAGAGAAGATATTGACTTTTATTTAGGTAATCATTTCTCTCAAGCAGAGCTTGATGAGCTCGACTCAAGAAATCAATCATCAATGCCAATGGATAGACTTTATGCTGCTATTGAACAGTTTAAAGCTATTATTACATCTAAGCAACCAAAATTTAGCGCAATTGGAAGAGAAGACTCTGATAGTAAAATGGCTAATGTTTGGAAAACTATATTAGAATATATTTGGGATAAGTCTGATGGTAATGAAGTATTCAAGCAAGTAGTACATGATTATGCTATTACTGGTCTTGGGTATTTTTATGCATACCTTGATAGAGATGGTGACTTTGGTAGAGGTGAGGTAAAATTTACATACGTTGACCCTTTTAGAGTTTATGTAGACCCTAACTCAAGACATAAATATTTTGATGACGCTTCAGGTATTATAGTATCAACAATACTAAGTAAACAACAATTAGTAGATTTGTATCCACAAATGACTCAACCAATAAACGAAGAGTCAGATAAATTATTAATAGACGAAATACAAACATTTGATAAAGAGGAGGATTATCCTGATGCAACCAATAAAACAACTATGGAAAGCTTTACTCCAGATAATGTCAAAGATAAAGACTATCATAATGAAAAGTATAGACTTCTTGAACATTACAAAAAGGTAAGAGTTCCTTATTATAGAGTTGTAGATTCTAGGAGTGGTGATGAAAGAATTATGACTCAAGAACAGTTTGCTGCAATGGCTCAAGATAGAGATTTTGCTGCAGCTATAGAAAATAAATTAATTGATTTTGTAGAAGTAACACAAACAAGAATAAAATTAACATGTACTGTTGGGCAAATAGTTTTATATGAAATGATATGTGATACAGATATTTATCCAATCATTCCAGTTCCTAACATTTGGACTAATACTCCATATCCAATGAGTGACGTAAGAAAAAATAAAGCATTTCAAAGGTTCCTCAACAAGACGGTATCTCTTATCACATCACACGCACAGGCTTCAGCAGGCTTAAAACTGCTAGTTCCCCAAGGTAGTGTTAGCGATATTGAAGAACTTGAAAGAGATTGGGCAAATCCTAATGCTACTATCGAATATGACCCATCTTTTGGGGAGCCTCATTTTCCAGCACCACAGCCTTTATCAGGTAGCATATTATCGTTACCTAAAATGATTGAAGGTTATATTGATTTAAATATTGGTATCTTTGAAATGATGCAAGGCAGTTCAGAAGCGGCTCCTAGAACTTACTCAGCTACAATGATGATGGAGAATGTAGGTCAAAGACGTTCAAAATCTAAACTTAGAGATATTGAAGGTTCAATGAAAAGATTAGGTCAAGTTGTATATAATATGGCTAGACAACATTATACATTTAAGAAAACATTTAGAATAGTTCAACCTAATAATGATATAAGCGAATATACAGTAAACAAACGTTTATATGATGACAAAACCAATGAGTTGATGACAATAGAAAATGATATAACAGTAGGTCAGTTTGATATACGTATTCTTGGAGGTTCTACATTACCATCTAATAAATATGGTGAGTTCCAATTATATATGGAAGCTTATCAAGCTGGATTAATAGATAGGGTAGAAGCATTGAAGAAAACAGAAATATTCGACAAACAAGGGGTATTGCAAAGAACTGACGAAGTTAGTAAATTACAGAGTATGTTAGGACAGGCACAAGAGCAGCTTAAAAAATTAGGTGGCGACTTACAAACTGCAGACAGAGAAAGTGTTGCAGCTAGAAAACGTACAGAAGTAGAAAAATTCAAAAGCCAATTGGCAGAGCAAAAATATGAGTCTCGTGCCGCTAATAAGTTGGCGACTGGTAGACTAAAAGATGCGGTTAAACTAGAGTCAGAGAGATTGCGAGATAATACTCGTGGTCAAACTCAACAAGGGCAACAGAAATCGCAGGAAGGAAATACAACTAATGAATAACGCATATGAAGACGGACATCTAGAAGGTGAAACCGTTGATAATGTAGGGCAAGACAATAACGCAAATACGCAAGAGAGTTCTGGAAACTGGGAAGACCAAGCAAAATACTTCCAAAGTGAAAAGGATAAACTCGCAGCGGAAAACTCTAAACTAAAGCAATATGAAAAAATAGGGCAACTATTGGAATCACGTCCAGATATAACCCAAACCATAACTGGTATGGTACAAGGACAAGGTCAACCAACACAACCTCAACGTATTGAATTAGATAAAGATGAATTTGACCCATGGGAAGCCTATAATGACCCTCAGTCTAAATCGTACAAGTTCAGACAACAAGAATTACAGGACTCTATTAATGGAGCTGTCAACCAGCAAATGCAAGGATTACAGAGAAATCAAGGCGAAATGCAATTAAAGACCGAACTACAACAAAGAGGCTTAGGCCCAGAAGAAGTAGACTCTTTTATGAATTTTGCAGCTCAAAATCCTGCTGAGTATGGTGTTGATGGTGCTATTAAAATGTGGAGAGCTGTTATTGAGTCTGGAGATAATCAGCAAATAGAAAGACCACTTGATGGTGTTCGTCAAACGCAGGGTACACCTGCACAAGGTGGAGTGTTGCAAGGTCAAGCACCTCAAACTCCTCAAAGTGACGAAGACTCTATGTGGGATAGAATTAAAGGTGCTGGTAGTCGTACGAATGTATTGTAAATAATAATATAAACAAGGAGAAAATAGATGGCTACTTATAATAGTGGACAAGTAAAATTTGGTACTCCTGGTGCGGTAATTGATAGTA